CGGAACCAATTATCACCTGTTACCAAGATGTTTGGCAAGGGTGGTATGGTCCGTATATTCCGCTAAACTATGGTGGTCCCCCCATTGGGGGTATCACCAAAATCCATGAAGTAATCTCCGACGAACTCCATTCAAGGAATCGTCGTGGTTACTTCGAAGGGGGTGGTCCTTTGGATCTTCGCAGAATACGGGTGAATGCAACTCCCGTACCTGCGAATTATCCGCTTGGCCAGTTAAACCCCTTTATCAAGTGTCGCGGGACGATATATCCTCAGTTCTGTACTGAGCATTTTTATCTCCCCCGCGATTTACCTGAGAGTGGATTGCCCGCTTGTGCGTCGTACGGTGCCGCAGCTTGGAATAAATTCAAGCCCGGCAAGCCAAAAGTAAGTCTCTCCGTATTTATTGCGGAGTTACGAGACTTACCGAGAATGTTGCAGAGACAAGCGTATGCCCATAGAAATATCGGCAAACACTATCTCTCTGCACAATTCGGTTGGTTACCCTTCTTGTCTGACATTCGAAAAATGATGGAGACGTATAATAATCTCCAGAATATTTTCGACAAACTCGCGAAAGATAGCGGGAAATTTGTCAAACGAGGTGGGTCCGTCGTCGATGTAAGTTCGGAAATAGGCAATTGGACTGTTGTTGGGTGGATACCCGCCTTCACACCAATGCCTCATACGAACTTACAAGACCCCACCCGGACTTCGGCTCAAGTGCAGATTACATCCAGCACTCAAGCGTGGTTTACGGGACGATTTTGCTACTATTTGCCACCCATGAGAATGGGCGCAGATGGAAAAGCAAAATTCCCGCCGGGATTTGTTCGGAAAGTCTTTGGGTTAACCCTAGGACCTTCTGAGCTGTGGGAAGCAATGCCGTGGTCATGGCTCATCGATTATTTCTCCAATGCTGGCGATGTTCTTTCGAACATGCAGAATGGAGTAGTCGGTGATGTCGTGGCCGAGGAAGCGTGGATAATGCGTAAGCAGATAACCACAGCCTCCCAGGTTAGTACAGGATACTGGCGCGATGAATCCATTTTCAGAGGTAGAATTACCTGTGAAATGGAAACAAAGTGTCGTCTCCCTGCTAACCCCTTTGGTTTTGGAATGTCTATGGATGATTTATCCAATAGACAAGTCGCCATTCTTGGTGCGCTCGGTATTGCACGAGCGTTCTAAGAACTGTGCCTGTGCAAACACAGGCGAACATCAACCCGCAAGGAGGTATGCCATGTTTTCAGATCCAATCGTCGTTACCCTAGAGTCTGTCCCAACCAATCTTCCCCGTATTTCTACGAAGGAACTGGCTGCGACATACAAATCAGCTGATGGAAGAGATTCCCTCAGTGTAAGCCACCAAGTCGGAAAGACGCGTACTCGTACGCTCGTTCGACTTGACCGTGAGTCAAATGTATCATTCCGGGCAACCGGTGATACATCTGCTCAAAAGCACTCTGCTTATATAGTCATTGACTATCCAAGTCAGAGTACCTTTTCGACGGACCTCGAGTTTGTACAAAACGAGGTGGCGGATTTGACTTCTTACCTTACAGCGAATACTAACGCTGTATTAGTAAGACTCTTGGGGCTTGAGACTTAACTCAAGCGACGGCCGAGTAACAACTCGGTGGATCACTCATGGCTAAGGATTGCGGACCCCCTTTAAAGGAGGCCACATGAAAAGCCTGATTAACCTCTTGCAGGAGCTGCTCGCTGATGCGGGTAGCATGTGCTCGGTCGAAACCGCACGAGATCTTATTACAATAAGATCTCGCGCCAAACACGAAGGTATATCGTTTTTAACGATAACCCTTCCCGACTTCAGTTCGGAGTTCGAGAGAGCTCTTGAAGAAGGCGGGTTAGACTCTACTTTCTTCGCCGGATGGCGTAAGAGAGGGTGTCTCCCTGTATTTTTACAGGGTTTCACTAGTCTCGTGTTTACTACGAGTGGGAGGGTTAGGAATGAAGCATCTACGGACGCTATATTCTGCGTACGCCAAATCTGCCGAATCTTCAAAAAAGTTCGAATCGATTGTTCGCAAGAACGAATTGATCGGACTTTACGAAAATTCAGCGATTTGGAAAATTCCTTTCCGGATGTGTCCGCTACTGTGGACGACGACCGCATGCTCCACTTTAGGAGTATGTGTGCCGCCGTCCTCGGGGACTTATTCGGCTCCAGAGTGTTCAATTCTCTGGATTTGGTACCTCGGCATGGGCCTGGAGCAACTGCTGAACGTATTAGCGGAAACGCTAAGTACGCTTACAGCACTTGGTATACTCGACTAGAGGAAGTATTTCCGTTTACGGAATTTCTCTTTACGTCGGTATCTCAGATTGAGGATCAACGACACGGTTTAGACCGTGTCACCTTGATCGATCCAGTGAATGAATTACCCGTAAGGGTGATTCCCGTTCCGAAGACCTTAAAGGGCCCACGGATCATTGCCATCGAGCCTGTGTGTATGCAATACACACAACAGGCAGTTGCTCGGTACATGATGAATCTCATTGAGAGTCATCCTGTACTTGGGTCAACTGTACGCTTTACGGATCAGTCCGTGAATCAGCGTATGGCAAGAGCGGCCTCCTTGTCTCAAGATCATGCAACCATCGATCTTTCAGACGCCTCTGACCGTGTCCCTTTGGACATGGTGCGGATAATGCTCGAATCACAGCCTGAATTGCTTTTGGCTGTCGAGCATTGTAGGAGTTCGCGTGCGATGCTTCCTAATGGTGAAGTCATTCATCTTAAGAAGTTCGCCTC